AAGTATAGCGAATGACTTTAACCACTGACCTTAATGTGGACCCGTACTACGACGATTTTGATGAAGACAACGATTTTCATCGAATTCTGTTCCGTCCAGGTTTCGCGGTACAAGCCCGTGAACTAACGCAGATTCAATCCTATCTACAGGACCAGATTGCGAAGCATGGTACCCACGTTTTTAAAGAAGGCACGATTGTTGCTGGTTGTGAACTATCACTCGACCTCGAATACAACTACGTTCATTTGCGCGATGATAACCACGGCGGCGGTACTGTTGATGCTTCTTTATTCGATGGTACGACAATCACTGGTAATACAAGTGGTGTAACCGCACAAGTTGTTGGTTATGCTGCAGGTACAGAAGTTGGTGCACCTGAATACAATACTCTGTTCGTCAAATATACCTCTTCTGGTTCTAACAATACCTCACAACTATTTTCGGCTAATGAAGTATTGACCTCTAACTCAGGTCTAAACGCCAACGTCGTAAACACAACAACACAGGCTGGTCTTGGTTCGGCTGTTACTATTGACGCCGGTATCATCTATGCCAAAGGAAACTTCATTCGTGTTTCTAAGCAGACTGTTACCCTCGACAAATACACACCGACACCGTCATACAAAATCGGTTACACAATTACGGAATCTACCGTAGATTCTACCTCAGACGCCACTCTGTTAGATCCTGCACAGGGTTCATTCAACTTTGCGGCCCCTGGTGCTGACCGTTTCAAGATGGTAGCCACACTGGCTACGAAATCTTTGAACACAACCGACCTTACCGACTTCTATGAATTGATGCAGATTGATGCTGGTGTTGTGAAAGCCCGTGGTGACCGTACTCAATATGCGGAACTACGCAAAGAATTCGCTCGTCGTACATTTGACGAGTCGGGCAACTACACCGTACAACCAATGCCAATTCGTGTTCGTGAACACTTGAATGATGGCACAAACCTTGGTTATCTAACACTGGCTAACTCTGGTGACGTAAACAAATTAGCCATCGGTGTTGAAGCCGGTAAAGCATTCGTACACGGCTTTGAATACGAAACTCTGGTAACTACCTATCTTGAAACTGATAAGGGCACCGATGCTCTTGAGGTTGAAGCACAACCAATTCCAGCCAACTATGGTAACTATGTTCTTGTCAATGAAATGTCGGGTATCTGGAATACTGATGGTATCCCTTCCGTTTCCTTGAGAGACACAGCGGCAGATTCTGTTACATCTGGTACATACGGTATTACAGCGGCTCCTGGCTCTGAAGTAGGTACTGCTTACATCCGGGCTGTAGTTTACGAATCAGGTGACCCTGGTGATGCGGCTTGTGTTTATCGTTTATATCTCTTTGATATTCAGATGACTTCTGGCACATTTGGCGCCGTGAGAAGTATATATCTGGACAACTCCTCGGGTGCAGATGCTTTCGGTGATCCCGTTTTGGAATCATCCTTGGCTGTCTTGAAAGAAACTGGTTTCAATACCAGCGTCTTTGCCATTCCACAAAGTTACACAAAACGCCTGCGTGACTCAACTGGCTCGATCGATAACACCTTCCAATTCCTTAAAGACTTTGAAGTAACGATGGCGACAGACGGCACATTTGCTGTTGCAACTGGTGAAGCCGATGAGGTGTATGCCGCAACAGGCGCCTTGAACGCCACACAAAAACTAGATGGTTTCGTTGTGTCAATGAAAAGCAACGCAGAGACAACCGCTCTGACTGGTACAGCATCATTGACAACAAGCACCGTGACTGGTATAGGCACTGCTTTCCAAACTGAATTTGATGTTGGTGACCAAATCAAGCTTGGTGGAAACGGTCCATATATCATTGATGGTATCCCAACCCAAACTTCTTTGACTATTACAACAGCACCTGGTAACCTTTCTTCTAACACATATACAAAGTGGCTAGAATCTGGAACCATCCTTGATATGTCAGGCGTCACTACAGGTGGAACCCGAGGAATTGTCGGTTCGTCACCCAGTTCGGCGTTCACTGTACTACAAACTTTGACCGGAACATCTACGGTATCTGTCCAAGCGAAACTTCAAAAGACTGACGGTCAAGAGATTGCTAAGACAAGCAACCAGGCTCGTTATGTCATGATCCGCACCGACACCCACAGCGAAACAACTGCTGGTCCTTGGGGTCTAGGCCTATCTGATGTTTACCAAATCACTGAAGTCCGTAAGAAAGCAACAGCCTTTACTGCGGTCGGTGAAGGTACAGACGTTACTACGCATTTCGAATTAGACACGGGCCAAAAAGATAACTATTATGACCATGCCTTGCTTGAACAAAAAGCATCATCGACTCTGACAATCACCTCCGGTGACTATATCCTTATCAAATTGGATCACTTCACCCATGATACCTCATCGGGTATCGGTTACCTTTCCGTTGACTCGTATCCTATCAATGATGCGAACACGGCTGACACGACCGCAATCACGACCAAAGAAATTCCTATCTTCACTTCACCAACAACTGGTGCTCAGTTTGATTTGAGGGATTCCATTGATATACGACCGTTCCGCGCCAACACAGCCATAAGCACAACAACATTTGGCACTGTAACAACGAACCCAGCCAATTCATCCGTATTTCAGGTTACTTCTGCTGGTGTGCATATGTCAGCACCGAACGAGAACATGACATTTGACCTTGAGTATTATCTTGGTCGTAAAGACAAAGTTGTTCTTGACCTTGAGGGAACATTCAAAGTCCTTAAAGGCGCACCATCATTAACGCCTAAGACACCGGAAGATATTGACTCCGCTATGTCTCTGGCTGTTGTTACTATTCCACCTTATCCTTCACTGGCTCCTAACGTGGCCCGTGACATTGGTAGATCAGAACTATCGTCTACCATTCGTCAAATGGATAACAGACGTTTCACAATGAAAGATATTTCTGTTCTTGAACAGCGTATCAACAACCTTGAATATTACACCTCTCTATCACTACTGGAAAAAGATACTGGCGAACTTCAAATTCTTGATGGTTCTGGCGTAGACAGATTCAAGAATGGTATGTTCGTAGACCCATTTACTGGGCATGGTCAAGGTGATGTAACCAACACAGATTACAAAATCGCAATAGACGAGAAAGAACAATCTGCAAGACCTCAGTTTTCTTTATACAACAACGAACTCGATTATGACTCAAGCAACTCGACCAATATCGTGCTTCAGCCTAATGATGCCCGTCTTGATGTAACACCTATTGCGGGCACTTTCACCATACGTGAAGATGTTTATCAGGGTGCGAACCTCGGCGCAGCAACAGCCCAGGGTAAAATTGTTCACGACAACACTGACCGCTTATATATTGAAATTACTTCCGGCACATGGGCAGTCTCGACTACAGCAACAGGCGATTCGTCTGGCGCAACAGCCACAGTGACAGCAATTCAATTGCCTACTGATGGCGAACTATTGACCCTACCATACACCCACTCTGTTCAAGTTCACCAGCCGTTCGCGTCTAAGACACGCAACGCAGTTGGCGAACTATTGTTCCATTGGGTTGGTACAATGACTCTCAATCCTGACCAAGATAACTGGACCGATACTTCACAGAAGCCTGACGTTCAAGTAAACTTCGATGGCAACATGGACGCATGGGAAACTCTCTCAAACGCCTGGGGTACGCAATGGAACGATTGGCAAACTAACTGGACGGGTTCTTCTACTTCTTCTGAAACAGCCGACGTTGGTGTTAACCGTATTACATTCGCCGGTGGCGGTCAAGGATCTATCTTTGGTCGTACAGAAACAACAAGAACAACGACGACAACACAGCGCCAGTCTCGTACTGGTATTCAGTTAAACGTGCGTCCTGGTACTCAGACACAGAGTATCGGTCCTAAAGTTGTTGACGTTTCTGTTATTCCGTTTATGCGTTCTCGCGTCATTCAGGTAACAGCCGAAAGCCTAAAACCTAACACCCGTGTCTATGCCTTCTTTGATGATGAAGATGTAAGTGCCTACTGTGCTAGTGTTTCAGCCTTTACCGAAGCCTTATTGACTGCACCGTCTTACGGTTCAAGTATGGTCACAGACGCCAACGGGCAACTGTTGATGGTGTTCCGTATTCCTAACGATAGCACACTTCAATTCCGCACAGGTTTGAAATCTCTGAAACTTACAGACAGCCCGCTTAATGTGGACAGTGACGTTTCAACATCCGCCGTTGCGAACTATAACGCAACAGGTCTTCTTCAAACAACCGAAGACACGATTATTTCTACAAGAACACCTGATGTTTCGATAGGCACGGTCGGCGATACTCGCAGAACGTCCGACGTTTCTGTTGTAACAACATCGGGTGAACGCTTTGTGGGCAGAACGCCTGCGGCCACTGTTACTAACGTAACCAATGTTAGCAACGTAACCAATGTTACCCGAGCTACAACCAATGTTACCGTTGTCAATGTAGAACAGCAGAACGCTATCAATAGATTTAATAGGGACGCCACAGGTTTTGACGGTCCCGGCAATGGTCCACCTGACCCACTCGCTCAATCATTCTATGTTCGTCAACCCGGCGGTCTCTTTGTATCTAAGATTGATATCTATTTCCAGACCAAATCGACCACACTACCAATCACGATCGAAATTCGTGAAATGATAAACGGTCTCCCTGGTCCTAAGGTCGTACCATTCGGCTCTAAGACGTTGTACCCAGCCGCGATCAATATTTCAACTACCGCAGCGAAGGTTACACCGTTCCATTTTGACAGCCCTGTTTATCTCCGCAGCGAACAAGAATACGTGATGGTACTGAAGCCAGCTGGTAACTCACCCGACTATAATGTTTGGGTATCAGAGCTTGGCGAATTCGATATCTTTGATACCACAATTCGTATCACAAAGCAACCAGCCGCGGGTGTACTGTTCACTTCGGCTAACGACAGAACATGGACTCAGCACCAATCTGAAGATCTCAAGTTCACAATTCACCGTGCGGCGTTTGATGAAACTGCAACAGGCAGCGTAAGGCTTACAAACGAAGCATCCGAATTTTTCCAATTGTCAGCCGCTAATACGGTGAACGTCGGCGAAGTTATTCATGGTGAACCAAAAATTACCGTGACATATACTGCTGGCGTTGCTAACGTTGGTGATGTTGTGACTGGCGCTACCTCTGGCGCTAACGGTACAATCACTGCCGTATCAGGAGCCGGACCATACATAATTAGCGTCAAGGATGTACCAACCGGTACCAAATTCAGTAGCACCGAAAACATTACAACCAGCCTCGGTGGTATATTTGACGTTTCAAGCCAATCAACACCACAGGGCGTTATCAAGTATTACGACCCGAACGATTCGGCTGATATCAAACTTCATCTTGGTTCAACACCTTCGGTTGCTGTATCGGGTGATTTCATTGTCGGTGAAAATCTCAGGGGTCAAACTTCAGGAAAGGATGTATTGATCACCGCGCTTGATAATATCGTTCTTGATACCATGAACCCACAGATTCAAGCATTGAAATTCAATGGCACAGAAACCACATGGAGTATCAAAACCACCAATACTTCAGACGTTATTGATGTAACTGGTACGGCTATTGAAGTCAATGAGAATTATGACTTGACGGCTGAAAAACGTATTCTTGGTCAAACGGCTGAAAGTGGCACAAAGTCATATCAATTGACGGGTACACTGACAACAACGACCAACGTTCTATCACCTGCAATTGATACCAAGCGTATCTCTAATATATCTGTTGAAAACAAAATCAACAACGTATCAACGGGTGAAACAGGAGCCGCTGGTTCCGCACTGGCTAAATATATCTCTCGTCAAATCACTCTTGATGATGGGCAAGATGCAGAAGATATGAAAGTTTATCTGACAGCATATAATCCAGCCCTTGCGACCATTGAAGTGTATTACAAGATCCAGAACGGTGAAGACGGTGGTGCTTTCAAAGACAAAGCATGGGTTGAAATGACTCAGGTCACCTCAACAACTACCGTATCTGATAGTGAATTGAAAAGTGATTGGAAAGAATTTGAATATGCCATTCCTACGGCTAACCTAACGGGTAGTAGTAGCGAAGTGCAATATGTAGCCGACTCTATCACATATACCGGTTACCTTACATTCGCAATCAAGGTCGTTCTGCTAAGTTCTGATACTTCACAAGTACCACGTATCAAAGATCTAAGAACGCTGGCTATACAGGTGTAACGTATGAGAAATTTTGCACATGTAGAAGACACCAAATATAAAGTCCGTGATATGGATTCAGGAGCCATTCTTTCAACAGATTTGGCTTCACTTGAATCATATAAAGCTGGTCGTTTATCACGCCAACAGGCTGCCTCTGATATAAATACTCTAAAGACAGAAATGTCGGAAATAAAAGCAATGCTCCATATGTTGCTTGAGAAGGAAAGTAAGTAATGGCGCTTCTATCTAACGTATATGTGCAAAATACTTTCGCAGAGTGGGTTTCGAATTATAACCTCACTGCGACGAAGATCAATGACATTACCCAAGGTCAAGACAACTACCTTCATGTTGCTGGCGCACACGTAAACACGTTTACCACAAACACTTCTAGTTCCAACAATCTGACCATTGCTGTTTCCGCCAGCTTTGATGGAAACACTGATTTTGTTGCCACATCAAATGTGATAATCCAACAAGCGAACAACCTACATATCATGGGTGGTACCAGCGGGTACTATCTACAAACGAACGGTTCCGGTTTACTTGAATGGGCAGCGGGTTCGGCTGTAAACGATTTCAGCGACCTTACAGGCACAATCGCCAACAACCAATTTGACCATTCTCATTCAATCGCAGCCAACACAACATGGACTGGCGCAAACACGGTCTTTGAATCGGCTAATATAAACTTCGGTAGCGTTGCCAGCCTGCACATCGACGGCGGAACAGCCGGATATGCTCTGACAACAGACGGCGCTGGTACCTTATCATGGGCTGAAAGTTCAGCCGGTGGCGCTTCTCTCGATCACGACGAATTTACAGGCACTGGTGCTTGTACCGAATTTACTGTAACAACAAGCCCTCCTAACACTTCATCCCTTATGGTATGGGTAGGCGGCGCGATTCAAACACCGGTGACAAATTATTCAGTCAACGGCAATACAGTAACCTTCACTTCCGCGCCTAGCAACCTCTCACAGATTTACACCATTAGTCTATCATCGGCTGATGTGACCGTCACAGCCGCAGACGATACCATAGGAACATCAAAACTTCAGACTGGTTCTGTGACGTTTGAGAAAATAGCCGTGAATGCCAAACTATGGAAGTCTCATAGATGGACAGCAAACGGTACCGCTAACTCCTTTACGGTAACAACTTCACCCGCAAACTCAGACGGCGTATTTGTTATGGTTGGTGGTGTTGTTCAAGATTCAGAATTGAACTATACCGCTTCTGGTAACACAATCACCTTGAACGCTTCACCAGCGAACGGTGTACCTGTTGTTATTCGTAGTACCGGATTTACTTCTAATGTGGCTGTTGTCGCAGACCAATCGGTGACCACGGCTAAACTATCTGCAAGCGCAGTTTCAACAGTCAAGATCGCAGACAGCGCAGTTTCAACAGTCAAGATTGCAAACAACGCAGTTTCGACAATCAAGATTGCAAACGACGCCGTTACCTTCGCCAAGACCGATACAACATGGAACACAGCAACGTCAAACACAACGATGGTCGCCGGTGGTAGATACTTCGTTTCGACAACTGGTGGTGCCGTGACAATGACCTTGCCTGTAACACCAACACAAGGTGATTGGGTTCGTATTATCGACACGCAAGGAACCGCAGACACAAATAACATTACTGTGGCGCGTGACGCTAACAGCATTTCTATTCAAGGATCAAATACCGATATGACAGTTTCCACAGAACGAGCCGCTTTCTCGCTAGTGTATTTCAACACTACGCAGGGCTGGCTGTTGACGGAGGTTTAAGATATGAGTACCTATAGCGATTTCAGAGCGACAGCAGGCGCTAGTGGTGGTAATCCTAACATGCTAATTAATGGTGGAATGGAAGTGGCTCAATTGGGTGACCAGACTTCTTTCGGCGCTACCAATAATGCTATTGGGGCCTGTGATCAATGGCAACAGCGAAGCGCAGGGACTATGACCGCGCGTGTTACTTCATCCCAGGAAGTTGACGGCGGTGTGGAAGCATTATATCCATGGCATAAATTACTTGTAACAACCGCAGACGCCTCGCCTGGTTCCACAGAAGGTTTCAAGATTGTCCAGAAAATTGAAACGCAAAATTGTCTGTCAGTAGTAAATAATACGACAGGTATCGAAGCAACAACGCTATCAATGGATATAATTTTCCATGCCGATGGGGCAAGTTCTATCACGTTTCCCGCCACACTGGCATTGCAAGTGAGAACGCAAGTTGATGTTGGCAACCTATACAGTTATTGGGAAGAAGTAACGATCACTTCGGCCGATACATGGCAAAGAGTTTCGATATCTATTCCGGCAGATGCAAACCCAGGTTTTGATAGAGAACTTTACGAAGATGCTTTGTGGGTAAGCGTTGGATTATACGGCGGAAGTACCCGGACTGATGCCGGCGGCTCATGGGGCACCACTGACCATTACACAACAACAGGCGCTGATAATTTGATGGATGCCACCAACAACTATATTGGTTTTACAAATGCTAAATTTGAAGCTGGCTCCTCGGCCACGGATTTTGTCCATGAAACATATAACGAAAATTATTTGAAATGCCTTAGATATCAATATGTTCTTGTTCCGACCGGTGGTTTTAAATCCTTTGCTCATGGTATATCAGAAACGGCGACTATCACAAGAATGACCGTCCGTTTCCCTGTTCCTATGAGAGCCGCGCCGACGCTCGGTGACTATACCGCCGCTCATTGGTATTCGGCCGATACGTTGACAGGGAGAGTAGGATCAGCCCTCAGTATTTCTTCGAACGCGGATACTGATATTGTGTATGGGGCTTTGGCTGTAACACATGCTAGTGGTACCACGCAATACCGCCCGGCAATACTTCAATCGACGGCAAGCGCGTCCGTAATGGTGATAAAGGCAGAAATGTAAAATGAAAGAATATATTCACACGATTCATGGTAATGTAGAATCTTTCTACGACGACGAATTGAAAACAACTTTCACAGATACAGCCACCAAATGGTATCTCTGCATGTTAGAAGAAGTAGAATCTGGTGACGCTGTAATTACAGTGGTTGATACAACACCCGAAGTCACCTATGCGGATAACCGGACTGCTGAATACGCTTCAATCACAGACCAACTAGATATGCAATACCACGACTCTATCAACGGCACAACTACATGGGTCGACCATGTTGAAGCCGTGAAGACTAAATATCCCAAAGGGTAAAAGATAAATGGCAATTAACACAATTGATACCGACGTTCTTGAAAGCACCAAACTTCAGGACTTATCAGCGAACACAGCGGTTCCTATTAATCTAGGAGCCGTGACCGCTACCTCTGTGACTTCATCCGGTGCCGTATCAGGAACAACCGGAACATTTACAGGCGCTGTTGCAGGAACAACCGGAACATTTACAGGCGCTGTTGCAGGAACAACCGGAACATTTACAGGCGCTGTTGCAGGAACAACCGGAACATTTACAGGCGCTGTATCTGCTAATGGTGCCATGACTTCAGCCGCTTTCTCTGGTGTTGTTGAAACTGATGGTACATACGTTGACGCTGTTATTTTTGGTCCTGCGAGGGATGGTGTTCAATGGGATGAAAAACTCAATCTGTCTACTGTGAAGAAAATCATGGTAGCGACCATCAAGGACGCAGGCGCAGATACGACCGTTGAGATCTGGGATTACACAGATAGCACGATTGTCGGTGGTACTGCTATGGCGGCAATAACCATTACTGGTGCTGCAACACCGACTTCCATTGCAGCCAGCATGGGCTATATCATTGTGGGTTCCGAGGATGGCATTCATATCATCCACCCACATTTTGGTTCTTGGGCCGAAGCCACAACAGGTTGGCCCCGATCATTAAACTCAACTGACACCCCTAATTTGAACAACAACGATGTGATTGGAGTTGCAGCAAATACGCTTTCCAGTGGTCCAACTGATAGTAATACAGGAGGGCAAATCCCAACCTTTGGTGTCAAGTATGGGACAGGGACATTCCAAGCCTCTGTTATTAAGAACGATGGAACAGTTAAAGATGTAATCCAGATAACAGCAACATCTTCTCCTGCTATCGCCATCGGCCAAGATATGCTGTTCGCTGCATATTCTACATCACAGTTCAGAGCAGCGGGACCGATTGATACAATTACTGCGGACCAAAGTGTCAACCCACCATATAGTTATCTGTCATCTAACGGTGGGCTTGATAGTGTAGGTATCTCTGCTGATGCTTTTTCCATCGGAGAGAAGATTGGTGCGCTAGGCGGTACTGGTGGCCTTGATTTTACTATTGGTCGCATGGGTCAAGGCTCATTGCAGAACCAGCTATTAGCCTCTGCGTCAATCACTAGGGCAACCAATTCTGGCTACATGCTTCACACAACCAGAGGAGTTTGGCTTTGCAATTCAGCAACGGCTGATCTTAGTCCCTACGCGAATACGCTGACTAATAACGGTGCAGGTGTTACTGAGGTATCCGCTGACGGAGCTACTGGAGAACTTAAAGCCTATAATGGTTATAGCTCAACAATTAACCATACTCGCGCAAGTGATGAAGATTGGGATGTTTGTGGCACTGGCCCGTTTCATATGGCTATCTGGTTCAAGTCTTCCGGCAACTCTACTGGCGAAGTATTCTGCGGCTTTGGTAATGCTGCTCGGTCTGTGGAGAGTTATATCAGTTTCTTGACCAGTGGTGTTATTGATTGTCAAGTCAACGGCGCATCAGCGTCTGCAAGTGGACTTGCCACAACAGAGACATTTGATGATGGTGCTTGGCACAAAGCTGACCTTGTAAACGTGTCATCCACAGAACGCTATTTGTACGTTGACGGCGTTTTAGAAGCCTCTGACACTACTAATACAGGCTCTATGTCTGACAGCGGTAATATGCCTTTTGCTATCGGATCACTGGCTAACGGGTCAACAAACCCCGCCACTTCTACCACATTAACAATGTGCCGCTTTGCCGGGGTTTCAAGCGTATCGCCATCTGCCGCCTTGATACGCAATATGTATTTGGCAGAGAAACCCATGTTTGATACAGCGGCCTTGGTTTTATTACAGTCCGGTACTACCGATGCGGTCCTTGACGTTGATGTTGATCCGGTTTCCGGTAAGGTCGCAGTAGTTCAGGCTGACGACAAAGGCATTTGGGACGGGCTTGTCTATACAAATTCAGTAGAAGATGGCGCTTCAACCGCATTCGAACACCTAAAACTTTGGGGTGAGGGTCATTACGCAATTGGTGCTACCGATGCTTCAATCAATATGCCAGCCGAGGATTTTAGAGAACTGGCTGAAACTGTCAGGGGTCTTGGTATTCAACATGAAGGTATTGATTTAAGTAAGGCGAAGGCTTGGCTTATTGGTGGACCAATTTCAACTAGCACAATCAACGGTTCATATGGGATAGAGAGTGTAACATGGGTATCTACTGGGCACATTGATGTAGTATTTGCCACACCTTTTAAGGAATCGGTTTCTGGTGCGGATAAAATCCCTTATGTGTGTCAGGTTACTATGCAACCAGATGCCGGGACGACAGATACTTGTTATTACTATGACGGCAGTGATGAAAGCACAAATACCTCATGTAGATTAGCCTTCTATAACGGCGCCGGTGCTGCCAGGAATGTTCAATCATATTCAGCCGTATGGTTTGGCGAACTTGAAGGCGAGTAAATGAATAAATACACTAAAGAGGAAACAAAGTAATGAACGAGAAAATTGTAAACGCAGACGGCTCAGTAACCGTAGTTGGTGACGCTGGCTCTGTCTCTGGTATCCTGGCTAAGAAAGTCAAGGCTGCAACAATTCCTGCCACTTACGACCAAGAAGGCAACGAAACAGCCGCGGCTATCGTACCCGATGCTTCTACATTGGCTGTTGAGGTCACTGAAGAAGAATTGAAGACCCATGCTTGGCGTCTACCTAAGGTTCGTGAAGAAAAAATGGTACAATTGCGCCGGGTCCGTAACGCGAAACTGGAACAAATCGACAAAGAAATTATGGAAAAGGTTGTTGGTAAGCCTGGTGCTACCAGAACCAAAGCCAACTCCGCAGCGGAAAAGGTAGTCCTACGGGATATGCCTATCGCTGCGGAAGTAGCCCTTGACGCTATGGATAACACCGACGATATGGATGCCTTTACGCCTGCCGAACTGGCAGACTGAAGAAAGCAACAACTATGGCTAACGATTACCTCGGCGAACGAATCGGTCACCTAGAAACCGAGCAAGCCAGATACGACGAAAGAATCAAGACGGCTTTTAACCGTATTGATGATATAAAAGAAGGTCAAGAAAAACATGAGGAGCGCGAACTTGCTTATCATCAAAAGACCGAAGACCATATTGATGCATTATCTGACAAGATGGACAAGCTAATTGATAACCAAAACTCGTTGATCGCTATGAAAAACAAATGGGCGGGTATCATCCTGGCTATTACTTTCATAGGTTCTGTCGGTTTCACCTTTTTTGATGCCATAAGCAATTTATTCAAGGGTGGCAGCTAAATAGTAATATGAACATAATAGACGCATTAAAACATATCACAATTTCTCTCGGCGTAGTCTCTGCTATCGGTGGTGCTTATGCTGGTGCAGACGCAATGGGGCTTGATATTCCTAGGGTCGCATGGAATACCGAAGTTGAGGAAGTAAAATTCCAACTGGTAGGTCTTGATGTTCGTACCCAAACACTTATTGTTGAACAGATTCAACGCCAAGTGTGGGCTATTGAAGACCGCATTGAAAAGCGTGGTAGCAACCAGTCGTCAAGAGACAGGTTGAGAAATTTAAAAGCGCAATTAGAAGAAGCCAATTCGCGCTTAAAGAAAATTAGAGGTTACTAATGGGATTAGGCATTCAATCAATACCTAGCGCAATGTGGGAAAACTATCAGGGTGCTGTTCTCTATGAATTCACCGCGGCAGCGGCTCAAACTTCAGTATCTGGCGCAGACGACAACGGCAATACTCTTGCATATACCGTGGGCGAAGGCAATTATCTTGTCTTACTCAACGGTGTTAAACTAAACGACGAAGATTATACAGCAACAACTGGTACAAGTTTCACTGGTCTTGCGGCTATGACCGCCGGTTGGAAATTGGAAGTTCTTTCCTTTGGTGAAGTCACAAACCCTAATTCATATGCGAAAGCAGATACCTATACCAAGACCGAAGTTGATGCAAAATATGCTCTTAATGGAGCCAATGCAGATATAACAAGTCTAACTGGTTTGACTACGCCATTGTCAGAGGCACAGGGCGGTACAGGTGCAACGAGTGCGCCAACGGGTAACAACCCTAACCTGATCATCAACGGCGGCATGACTGTCAGCCAGCGTGGGACTGTTACAGGTATAACCTCTACAGAGTACACCGCAGCAGATCGTTGGCAGATATTTGTCGAAACTACAAACGCAATCGCTACTACAACTGTCGAGGCATCACCCGCTTTAATGGCCGCAGCGGGTTTTCCATCTGCATTAAAAGTGGACTGCACCACAGTCGAAAGTTCGTTGGCTGGTAGTGATTTCATGGGCATCCAATATAAGTTTGAAGGGCAGGATGTTCAGCATCTATTGCATGGCACATCTGGCTCTTTAGAAACTACGATCTCGTTTTGGTGGCAGTCGCCAAAGGCTGGTACACAGGTCGTTTTCATGGTGGACAACGACAACAACTATGGCTGCCCTATGGAGTTCACAGTCACGGCGGCGAATACTGCCGAGTACTTCACTGTGACATTCCCCGCACAAACCTCTGGTAGCGCACTGCCTGATGATAATACCTATGCACTGAGCATCGGCTTCCCCCTGTTATCTAACGGTTATGAAAACACTGCCGATACTTGGACTTCTGGCGGTGGCTGGAGGTCAACGACAAACCAGCAGAACCTGATGGATAACACGGCGAACAACGTATACCTGACAGGCGTCAAACTGGAAGTTGCCAGCGCAGCCACCAGCTTTGAGCATGAGAGTTATGGGGATACGCTGGCTAAGTGTCAGCGGTATTACGAACGGTTTGACAGTGAGGGTCTTTATAGGCTTTGGATAGATGGGTCTGCTCAACACAGTACATACCTAGAGGGGCAGTTAAACTTTGCTTGGAAACGTACCAATCCAACCGTTACATGTTCAGCTATAACAAACATGCGTGTTCTGCAACAAGGTGGTGGATATAATTGTACGTCCTTCAACTGTTGGTACATAACCCATGATAACTGTAATCCCCGATTTACAACATCAGGGTTAACGATAGGGAACGGGGCATTGGTGCAGACATTCCGGAACGCTGGTGCTGGTATCACTTATATTGAAATAGACGCGGAGCTATAGGATGTACATAGAACACAAGATAAATGGCATCACAGTTCAATTCAGCAGGGGGAAAATGCAGTGGGCAGTAGCCCCCGGTAATCGCCACTATGACCAGATGCTATTGGATATTGAGGCTGACCCGACTTGCTCAAAGGTGCAAGACGACACGCCGGCACCAACAGTCGATGAAACACGCATCGCCGCCTACGGATTAGTCGGCGATCAACTAGATGAAATTTACCATGATGTTGATGCATGGCGCACCCGTATTGCACAAGTAAAGGCGGATAATCCAAAATGAGTAAAGCATTAGACATTGCCCAGGGTGGTGGTACAGGTACTTTCAGTGGCGCGGTTGATACCGATGCCACATATGTTGATGCTGTTATCTTTGGTCCAGCCCGCGATGGCGTACAATGGGACGAAAAACAAAATCTTTCTGTCGTCAAAAAACTTATGGTCGCCACAGTGAAAGACGCTGGGGCTGACAGTACGGTTGAAATTTGGGATGCGACGGATTCAAATGTTGTTGGTGGTACAGCCCTTGCATCGGTTACGATCACTGGCGCAGCGACGCCAACAGGAATTGCGGCCTCTATGGGCTACATCATTGTCGGTTCAGAAGACGGGGTAACGATTATAGACCCACATGACGGCAGCTGGGCTGAACGCACAGTAGGCTGGCCCCGGTCACTGTCTACCAGTACAACTCCGGCTTTAGGAAGCAATGCAGTTACAGATGTAAGTGCGGGTACTTGGGACACTTGGCCCTCTGATCCGCGCACTGGCGGCAACATGCCTTGTTTCGGGTATAATATGAGTAGCGGTGCAGCTTTCGGTGTTATCAAATATGACGGTAATGTTTGGGATCGCGTGACAGCCGCTGCGGCAAACTACGGATCAGCTATAGTTAACGGCTACGTTGTTTACTCAGACGGAACATCTGGTGACAGAGCCTTCCAAAGTCAGCTTATCGAAACTATGACTGCTGATAACTGGTCAGGAACTGCTGCAAACTCCACTACTGGCGGCGTTTATGGTTTAGGTGTAGACAACGGAATATCTGCCCGTAGCCAAGGTGAAATTGCGTATGCAGCCGCTGCGGGTTTGACTATTGGCAAACTGAATGGCCCAAGGGACGCCGCAGCATCATTCCAAACACATATGAACGCAGCTATAAACCGCACATACAACACTGGTTACATGATCGGGGATGTGCGTGGCGCATGGCTTGCAAACTCTGCAACGGCTGATCGTAGCTACAAGGCCAACACGCTTACTGAGAACGGCACTGTAACATCGGCCTCCGCAGACGGTGCGAGTGGTGAGTTGCTGGCTTATAGCGGGTTTAGTGCAAGTAACTATCTGACCAGAGCAACAGACACTGACTTTGATTGGGGCTCTGGAAACTTCTGTATTGTGGCTTGGTTCAAGCTAACAGCGTCAGGTGGCTATGAGACTATCATAACACGAGGAGCCACAACTCCACTCTGGGGTTTGCGGACAGAAACCTCTGGTGCCATGAATTTCATCATTAATGATGGGTCAGGGTTTGATCAGAACATTACAACAGCCACTTTTGCTGACAGTGAATGGCACATGATTGTTGCAGTTAAGCGTGGAACAACCAACACTGAAATATGGGTCGATGGCAAGCTAGAACGTGACTTCACTATCGTTAACGCTACAGCGACACTGACTGTGAATGAGAGTATTGGCATTGGTGCAACGGCGGCGGCTGGTAATCCGTGGGCCAACGGTGCTATTTCTATGATTAGGGTAGCAGCAACAGCCCCATCAGCCGCACAAATTCGTGCCATGTACGACGCTGAAAAGGGTATGTTTGAAACAGCCGCCAAGGTCTTGCTGCAATCGGGAACAACCGACGCAGTGTTGGACGTTGATGTTGATCCGGTTTCCGGTAAGGTCGCTGTAACCCAAACCGACGACAAAGGCATTTGGGATGGACTCGTATATACCAACGTAGCCGACGATGGCGCTTCCTCGGCCTTCGAACATATGAAACTATGGGGTAACGGGCGTTTCTCAATTGGTGCTACCGATTCCTCTATCAGTATGCCGACAGAAAGCCTCCGTGAATTGACCGAGACCGTCAAAGGGCTTGGTATTCAACATGAAGGTATTGATCTTGGTAAAGCGAAGGCTTGGATTTACGGGACTCAGGCTGAAATCAGAGCCTCACACAACATAGAAAGTATTTCTGTAGCTAGTGCCACAGTCACGGCTGTTTTTGGAACGCCTTTCAAAGGCTATTATGTGGCATCCGGTTCGTCAGAAGATAATGATGCTAATATCATTGGCGTAGCCGTTACTAACCCGAGCCAGGCGTCGATATATAACTACACTCACGCTGGAGCAGCAGATTCTGTTTACCGATATTTAGTGGTATTCTTTGGCGAACTAGAAGGAGAGTAAGAAATGGAAACTATTGAAATTCTTATCGCAGCATTTATGGTGCTACAAGTTCTCGACGTTTACACCACGAACAAAGTTATCAACCAAGGCGGCGTAGAATCTAATCCTGTAATGGCATGGATTATGAGCAAGCTAGGTAAATCATGGCTAGTCGCAAAGTTCGGGCTATCGGCCGCCGTGGCTTATTTCATGTATTATTACGCATATCCAGATTATCCTACTATGGTCACCGTTGCTATGACTGGTTTAGTCGCTTTTTATATGTGGGTAGTCAACCACAACTGGAAAATAATGAAAAAGTAATAGTCTCCCTGGTTCTTATAAATACAGTAAAGAACTAGGAGTATTTCTATTATGGCAGTACCTACAAGCCGTGAACAACACAGAGAGTATTGCCTTCGCAACTTAGGCAAGCCCGTTATTGACATAAATGTTGATAATGACCAACTTGACGACCGCATTGATGAATCCCTTCAGTATTACAGGGATTACCACTTTGATGGTACACAACAAGTTTATGTCGCTCACCAAGTCACAGCCACAGACGTAACCAACAAATATATTTCACTTAATGAAGATATCGTTGGTGTTACACGCATTTTCCCTATCGGTAGCGCAATTTCTTCATCAAGCAATATGTTCAACCTGAACTATCAGTTTTCCTTGAATGATGTTTTTGACGCCGCTAATGTTCAAATGACGCATTACGTGATCGCTCAACAGCATATCGCAATGATACAGGAAATTCTTACAGGTCAACAACCCATTCGTTTCAATCGTCATACCGACCGAGTGAATCTTGATATGGATTGGAACAAGGTAACTGTAGGCAATTATGTTATCATCGACGGTTACCAGTTGATTGACCCAGACACCTACACAGACGTATGGAACGACCGTTGGTTGCTTGAATATACCACACAACTTTTCAAACGTCAATGGGGTGCTAACCTGAAGAAATTCACGGGCGTACAACTACCCGGTGGCGTGACCTTTAACGGTCAGGAATTGTGGGATGAAGCCAACACACGGCTCAAGGAACTAGAAGAAGAAATGATTACCTCTTACAGCCTTCCAGTGTTTGATATGTCTGGGTGAAATATATAATGATTATTTACGCAATAAAATTATTTGATGAAATCAAATACGTTGGTCAAACATCAAAAAGTCTTGATGAAAGATGGTCTGGTCATGTGTCACGTTCAAAGACCTCTTGTAATTACAAATTATACAATGCTATTCGTAAGCATGGTGTAAATAATTTTACATGCGAAATGATTGAAAGATGTGATGAAACTACTATTGATGATAGAGAACAATATTGGATAGGAAAATATGATTTACAGACCCTTGGCTATAATCATGCCTCTGGTGGTCGTGTAAATCGTGGTATGAAAAGAAGTGATGATTTCAAAAAGAAATTATCAGTTTCAGGTAAGAACCTTTACTACGACAACAGCCCGCTGTGTAAATACAACGGCTCCCAAGAACAAAAAAATCAGTTATCGAAAAGACTCAAAGATGTGCCGAAAAGTATTGAACATGCTACGAAAGCCGCACAAGCAAGAGCCAAGTATTGGTATAAGATAACAACCCAAGATACAGAATTTCATTCATGGTCCTTAGAATGGGTATCAAAACTTTTGGATATACCCAAAACTACATTGAAATATCTGTCCAAGAGCGGCAAAATTTCTCGTAAAGGCACCAGTGTAGAAAGGGTTTGTGATTATGGCGGTAAATAGTTATTTCAACAACTATGCCTTCGCCTCAGAACAGGGGTTGGCAGAGGACTTGATAATCGAGTCCATAAAAATGTATGGGCATGATGTTCAATACTTGCCGCGTACCCTTGTCAAAGAAGATTTGTTGTTTGGTGAAGATACGCTTTCGGCTTTCAATGTAGCCGCGACTATCGAAGTCTATATCAAAAATGTTGAGGGCTTTGAAGGTGAGGGTGACCTACTATCAAAGTTTGGTCTTGAGATACGCGACGAGATAACCTTCACAGTAGCCGTCAAAAGGTTCGAACAATTTCAATCAGAGAAATTGCTTACAGAAGGCCAAGGCTATAATGTTCTCTTAGAGACAGGCGACGAGTTTTTACTTGAGGATGCCAACGGCGACAACTTTGCTTTGTCTCTCGGCAGACCCTTTGAAGGAGATCTAATCTACTTCCCATTGAACGGCAAGATTTTCCAGATCGACCATGTTGAACATGAAGAAGTTTTCTATTCGTTTGGTCGTCTATACACCTATGATCTGAGGTGTACCCTATTTGAGTATAGCCACGAAACTATTAGTACTGGTAATGCGACCATTGATCAAATAGAAACCGATTATTCTGGAAACGCCCTTGCTTATGAAATGTTGCTTGAAACAGGTGACAAGATATTGCTAGAAGATGGTGGTTCATTTATCAAGGAAGATTATCTACCTGTGAACACCGATGCTCAGGCTAATAACACCTATTTCACAACAACCAATTATGACGACAACATTATTGACTTTAGCGAAATTAACCCGTTTGGCGAAGCTGAATAGATTTACATCTATCACCATGATGGCGAGATAAGGTTAACTGATTAGAAACGGTCTTCTGACAATGAACACACGAAACTGGATACTGTCTGTCTTTGGATTTTTGCCCTATCTTTCTCTTTCTCTCCTCGGAGTGTTTTTTACCATAGTTGCCATTGCCAGCACCAGTTCGTTGTTTACTCCATAATTCTCTCAATTCTTTTGATGGTACTTTGCCGCGATGGGCGTCACCTATCTTCTTTTTTGTTTCATCGGAAAGAACAGCACCCAATCTCGGCTGTCTGCCTTTATTCGATTCACTAATAACCTTAGCCACTTTTACCCTGTTGTATTCATGTAGTCTGGAAACATACCGTTTGCCATGGGCGTCCACACCCATCATGTTGAACGCAAACACCATTTTATGATGGTCAGAACCTTTGGTCATTCTAACCAATAGAGCGTGACAAATGAAATGCTCTTTTGCGGTAAGAGAAACCGTTTCTTCACCACCCATAGATTCAGGCACGATATGATGCTTTTCAACATATCCTTCGGGAATAGGTCGTGATTGTGCGTTACGGATGATATTGAAATACCATCTTGTGTATTTGTTCTGTATAAATAGATGTGACATTGCTGTTGCCTTCCGGGGCTATAGAGTTAGTGGGTATTGGTAGTACCGCGACTTACAACTATTTATAAGATGGAGATATTTGATGAAAGAAATATGGTGCCATTATTGCGCCGAATGGGTTGAAGAACCTGATTTTGAAGCGCATATGAATAAAGACCTCAAGACTGAAAGCAAACTGGAAGACATTGTGAACGCTATGAAAACAACATGCTCGTATAGAGAACGGTTCATAAAGGAGGGCTCTGACAATCGGATTCGGAGGTAACAAATATTTCGACCATGAGTCGATACGCAAATATATCATTATCTTTGGGCGGCTTTTCAACGATCTCACAATCGAACGAGTAGACAATCAAGGTGTTCGTCAACAGACGATACAGGTTCCTATTGCGTATGGACCACGCGAGAAATTTTTAGTCAGGTTGAACACCGACCCAGACCTTAATCGTGATGTGGCTATTCAGCTACCACGAATGGGTTTTGAGATCACAGGCATGACCTATTCACCAGAACGGGCTAAACAGTCAAGTCAACGAAACGTGACTAACTCGACAACAGACCCACAAAAACTATTGTCTCAGTATGTCGGTGTGCCGTATGATATCGAAATGTCCTTGTCTATCATGGTCAAAAACGCCAACGACGGTGCACAAATCGTTCAACAGATTCTACCGTACTTTACCCCAGATTGGACTGTCTCCGCTAACATGATACCAGAAATGGGATTCAAGACGGATATTCCTATCGTGCTGGTATCAACGGCTGTAGAAGATGCCTATGAGGGTGACTTTCAAACACGACGGGCTTTGATATGGACCCTTGATTTTCAGATCAAAGCATATCTATATGGACCAGTGAAGTCAGCCGAAGTTATCAAGCGAGTGATTACAGACACATTCATTCCCGCTTCCGATGGTACTGAAACGATTCCAGACACAGCCATTGGTTCGACAGCGACAGCCTCACGAATTGTCACAACACCAGGTCTATTAGCAGACGGAACACCAACAACCAACTCCGCTGCTTCGGTTGCAACTTCTACCATTGATGCCTCGGATGATTTCGGTTTTGCCCAAGACTTTACATTTTTTGATGATGGCACTAAACATGATACGGAATAATTATGACAAAATTTAATGACTCGTTTGAGGATACCCTGGGGCTGCCCCCTATTGTTATTGATGCAGAAGAAAAAGCCATTGTGGTAATAGAAGAACCAACTGTGGCTGATGAACAAATTGATGCGGATACAGAGCTTGCAAGAGCCAACATTATTGATGCGGTCGAACAGGGTTCTCTTGTTCTTGGCTCCGCTGTTGAAGTAGCCCAAGACTCAGAACACCCAAGAGCGTTTGAGGTGGTCGGTGGTCTTATCAAGAATATCGTTGATGGTAACCTTGCGCTGCTAGATTTACAGACGAAAAAGAAAGCACTAAAAGAGAGAGGTCCAAAAGCACCCGAGTCACAAGTGACGAATAACAACCTAGTAATGTCAACAGACGACATTCAGAAAATGCTATTAGGAGATAAAAAATGAAATTCACCGACTGGAAACGCACACCATACAAAGAGCCTGAAACCACAGCCGAGGAAATTTCAGAAATCAAAAAGCAAATGAACGCTGGTAAAATCGGTAAGGTTCGCGGTCAGACCATGATAGGCAATCTAAGCAAATGAGCCTATACAAAATACAGACCAAGTTCCTTCAATGGTTCTCGCATATCAAGGTGTACAAGACCCCGCTATGGCTCACAGTAGGCCCAACCTCTTACAAACTCAAGGGCGATGACTACTATTCGGTGCGTGACCAATTGCGTCCCGGTGATATCTTGCTGCGTGGCTATGACAACTACCTTGATGGGTTCTTCATTCCTGGCAAATATTCCCATGCTGGAATCTATGTCGGTGACGAGAAGGTTATTCATGCCATGACACCCGCTGTCCAGTACACCAATCTGGTTGATTGGATGCGCTGCGACCGTATGGCTATAGTGCGCCCTAACGTGTCTCACTCATGGTGCGAAATGGCTGTTGAAGATGCCATCGGTTACCTGGGCGTACCATATGATTACAACTTTGACTTTGGGAACACGGCTGATGTTCGGTTCTCTTGCTCTGAATTGGTCTATAAATGTTACAAGCCCGTTCGTAAAGAATTGGGTTGGGATCTAAAGAACGCAGGACTTGGCAAGATGGTATTCACACCCGACGATTGCTTGAAAGGCGAAGTCACCGTTATAGAGGAATTGTAACATGTTGAAATTTAGCGAGTACCTACCAGAGCTTTTCAATAAATCTGAATTTATCACATGGATAAAACAGAAATACGATCATTGGAAGGGCACAGCAACCACCCCAGGTGGTCAGAAAATTATGATAAATATTTTCATGGAAAATGAACGGGAAATGTCATGGGAACTGGTTTTTTCTGTTGGTAATTCCATGGCGAAAACAGGCAAGGGTGAATCTTTACCTGTATTCTCGACGGTCATCAAGGGTCTTGAACAATTTTTGAGAGAGAGAAAAAATGATGTATCGATCCTAACCTTTGATGCCGCAAAAGAAATGTCGGAAAAGGAAGGCTCACGTGGTAAACTATACAGTTCACTCATAAAGCGATTTGCCAAAAAACATGGGTTTGAATTGCATGATAGGGTAGCACCAAGAGTCATTGAATACAAATTGGTAAAGAAATAATGGAATACACCAGAGAAATAGACAAGACGCAGTGGCCGGATAATCATTCATACCCCGAATGGTACCGATACCAGGGTAACGTCCATATCAAAAAAGCTGGTGTGGATATGCCATGGACTCCCGATATGATCGAGGAGTACCAACGCTGTTCTAAAGATCCTGTTTATTTCATTACCCGTTACATGACGGTTTTGCATGTTGATCATGGCGTTGTACCATTTGATATGTACGACTACCAGCGAAACTTGATAGAGCATTATGACGAGAATCGTTTCTCGGTTGTTCTAGCCTCTCGTCAGTCCGGTAAGTCAATCACTTCGGTTGGCTATCTTCTATGGTATGCTCTATTCACACCCGCAAAACCTATTGCTATTGCTGCCAACAAAGGTGAAACAGCCCGTGAAATGTTGTCGCGTCTTATGATGGCTCTTGAGGGAATCCCCTTCTTTTTACAAAATGGTTGTGTAGAATACAACAAATCATCTATCACCTTTCAGAACCAAAGTACTATCAAAGCGGGGTCAACATCAAGTTCATCCATTCGTGGTAAGTCGGTTGCTCTTTTGTACCTCGATGAGTTTGCGTTCATTGACAACGCCGAGACCTTTTACACAGCGACGTATCCCGTTATTACCTCTGGTAAGACGACGAAGGTTATCATCACCTCTACCGCTAATGGCATCGGTAACCCATTCTATTACATCTATGAAGGAGCCATGACAGGCACAAACGATTTCAAACCGTTTCGTGTTGACTGGCATATGGTCCCTGGGCGTGATGAAGAATGGAAACGTCAGACCATTGCGAACACTTCTGAAATTCAGTTTCAACAGGAATTTGGTAACGACTTCCTTGGTACGGGTAACACCCTTATCAACGGTAATGCTATCATGGCTATGTCGACCGAAGAGCCTGAGTACGAAAAGGAATACGTCAAACTATACGAACGACCAGTTGAGGGTCATGAATATGTAATGGCTGTTGATGTGGCGAAGGGTCGTGGTCAAGATCACACCGCGTTCCATATCATTGACATTACAGCCAGACCCTACGAGCAAGTCGGCACTCTGTACGATAACATGATATCGCCGTTGCTGCTACCAAATCTACTTGAGAAATATGCCAAGATGTATAACAACGCCTTTGTGGTTATCGAAAATAACGACCAAGGGGCCATGGTTTGCGTGGGACTGTATTACGACCTTGAGTACGAAAATGTCTATGTCAATTCAGCCTCGGGCACAAGTAACTTTGAGAAATCTAAGGGTAACTCATTCGCTCTCGGCATCTATATGGATAAGAAGGTCAAGCGGATTGGCTGTTCTAACCTGAAGGATTTGATTGAAGAAAAGAAACTGATTATCAGAGACAAGAACACCATTCAGGAATTCACCACATTCATTGCCAAGGGTGTTTCTTATGAGGCTGACGATGGGCATTATGACGACCTTGTTATGTCGTTGGTTGTCTTCGGTTGGTTCTCGACCACTATGTTCTTTCAGGAATTGACCGAATCTGAAATCAAAGATATGCTCTATGATGAGAGAATGAAGGCTATCGAAAATTCGGTCTTACCATTCGGTATCATATACGACCACCAACCAGAACAAGAGATAACCGTTGATGCCGGCGGTCAAGTTTGGGTGGGCGTACAGGAAGATCCGCATGAAGGCGACAGTTTTCACGCCGGAAATTGGATGCATAGCGAACCCTATTAGGTCTTCATAATCCGCTCTTTTTATAAATACTAGCGAATATCTATCACAAATGATAAAGGAGAAACACGATGGGGTTTCAAGTTAGTCCAGGCGTCAATGTCAGTGAAATCGATCTTACCGCGGTTATTCCGGCTGTAAGTACCACTGATGGCGCTATTGCAGGTGAATTCCGCTGGGGTCCTTTGAATGAGCGTATGCTTATTGAATCAGAGGACGAACTGGTACTACGGTTCTGGAAGCCAGACAACAACGTAGCCAATGTCTGGTTCACCGCTGCAAACTTTCTAAAATATGGTAACAAACTGCAAACGGTTCGTGTTGCCAACGAAACTGCTGGTTCAGAAGCAAATAATGCTACTGGCGATGGCACTGGTCTTATCGTCAAGAACGACGACCATTATGATAACAATTACGCAGACGGCTCTGGTGCCGTGGGTGATTGGATTGCAAAATATCCTGGCACACTAGGTAACAACCTGAAAGTTTCTATCTGTGGTTCCTCTGGTGCTTATCAGTCAACATTGACTGGTACTGTTGATATTACAGCCAACTCGACTACAATGACCAGCGCCGCTAACAACACAGCATTCGATACTGAATTGGTTGTTGGTGACCTTGTAACAGTCAATGGCGCCGAAGTAAAAGTTTCCGCTATTGCCAACTCGACTTCGGTTACACTTTCAACAGCCCACGAAGACGGCGCTGTTGCCAATGCTTCTATCATTCGTAACTGGGAATATTACCAAAAAGTCGATACGGCTCCTGGTACTTCTACATTCGCAACAACACTTTCTGGTGTTGGCGATGAAGTTCATGTTGTCGTTGTTGATGAAGACGGTGAAATCTCACAAACGGCCGGAACCGTTCTGGAAGTTTATGAGAAAGTTTCCCTTGGTTCAGACGCAAAAACAATCGACGGTGCAACCAACTACTACAAAGAAGCCATCAACCAGAAATCATCTTGGATTCGCTGGATGGACCATAGTGCCAACATGACCAACGCTGGTTCTGCTGTTGCTGGTGTTACCTTCGTTGGTAATACTTCACCAGAAACAGTTTCACTTTCCGGTGGAACACGTGGTTCGGCTCCTACTGAAGCAGACAAAATCCGTGGCTATGACAAGTTCAAAGACGCCGCTGATGTTGATATCTCACTTGTTCTTGGTGCAGACGCCAGTCAAACTCTTGCACTTCACCTTGTAAACAACATTGGTGAACTACGCAAAGATTGTATTGTTTGCCTATCACCATTCTCGTCTGACGTTGTAAATAACGAAGGTAGCGAAGCAACTTCTATTGTTGCAACTCGTAACCTTCTGCCTTCTTCATCTTACGCGACAATGGACAGTGGTTGGAAATACATGTACGACAAATACAATGACCTATATCGCAACATTCCTATGAATGGTGATGTGGCTGGTCTTTGTGTTCGTACAGACACAGTTCGCGATCCTTGGTGGTCACCAGCTGGTTACAATCGTGGCGGAATTAAGGACGTTATCAAACTTCCTTACAACCCAAGCCAAGCTGACCGTGACATTCTGTATATGGCTGGTATTAACCCAATTATATCACAGCCTGGTCAAGGTACACTACTGTTCGGTGATAAGACAATGCTTTCGGCGCCTAGTGCATTTGACCGCATTAACGTCCGTCGCTTGTTTATCGTGCTAGAAAAAGCTATTTCTACCGCTGCTAAGTTCATGCTCTTTGAATTCAATGACGAATTCACACGTAGCCAGTTCCGCAACATGGTAGAGCCTTTCTTGCGTGACATTCAAGGTCGTCGTGGTATTTACGATTATCGTGTGGTAGCTGATGAAACCAATAATACTGGTGAAGTCATTGACCGCAACGAATTCGTGGGTGACATATACGTGAAACCTGCCCGCAGTATCAACTTTATTCAGTTGAATTTTGTCGCTGTTCGTACAGGGGTAGAATTCAGTGAGGTAGTTGGAAAATTTTGAGATTAGTTCTCAATTAGAAAATCGGGTGGGGCTAGCAATAGTTCCACCCATTTTTTTGTCCTACAACCCAAGAATACAAGGTTTGATATTTCACCTCTGGGTAGTCTTCATTGGCACTACGAATTGATGAGTATTCTTTATAGCCATCGGTGACTTTACGAGAACTGGTGCCAGAGGCTTTCGTGGCTTCCCTATGCTTCGCTCTAATATCAGGATTATCCATTGGATTATTGTTGCGAGTGAATTCCGCTTTCACTTTCCGGCCTTCTTCTGTCAATGTCGAACGGCTATTAGTCTTGCCTATTTTAGCCTTCGACTCGGCGCTATGCTTTTTGCCGTACATATTGTTTTTCTCACCCTTCTGGCTTTGACCATGGCCCTTCTTATATCCCTGACTCAGGTAATATGATTCAAGGTCTTTGTCTATCATAATTTTACCGTCTTCATTATACACCCAGATACGCCCCAGTTTTCGCAGAGACATTTTCTTGCGGATTACATCATCAAAGGCAATTCCGCCCGAAATGTTTTTGTTGAGCCATTTCGTTTCGTTCAACACCTGCATCCGGCGCAGGACTTTCTGCTCCCATACGAGGGCATTATGACGTTTCTCAAATGTCTTTCGTACCTGAATAACGTCGGGCAGACCCCAGGATCTCATACATTCATGGACATATTTTGATGAGGTGAAATAGCTGGTGAACAAGTCTTCTGGTTTGCAGCCACGGGCATAGCGTACACCATAGTACCAGACATTCTTTTCTTTCCAGCCTATCAAGTAGGTATATTTCATTATTTACATCCTTTGTCGAAGTAGTTGGGTAATTCTAGTATTTATAACACTAAATACAAGCGAAGAAGAATTAATTTCCTATTGGAGAAACAACGTGGCATTTAATGTAAATCTTTTCGCTGGCAACATGGCACTTGGTGGTGCTAGACCTACGCTGTTTAGCGTACAAATCACCAACCCAATCAATGGCTCTGCGGATATTCAAGTACCATTTATGGTCAAGGGAAGTTCAATTCCTGCGGCTACACTTGGAATGATCGAACTACCGTATTTTGGTCGTAAGGTCAAGATTGCAGGCGATAGAACATATGAGGATTGGACTACTTCAGTTCTCAATGATGAAGACTTTGGTATTCGTAATGCCATTGAAGAATGGTCACATGCTATCAACACACCAGTTGGTAACGTGGCTAACCTTGGTTCTGCATCGCCCTCGCAATATAAATCTGACGCACAAATTACTCAGTTTTCTAAGACTGGTATTCCAATTCGTACCTATAACTTTGTCGGTCTTTGGCCAACAACCGTTGCTGCAATTGAACTTGCTTGGGATTCTAATGACCAAATTGAGGAATTTGAAGTAACATGGGCATATGATTATTGGGAAATTCAATCTGGTATCACCGGTAACGGCGGCACTTCCTAACTAAAATAAAATGCGGGTCGCGGTGCTTGAACACCCACCCGCACTATTGCTTATGAGGGGTAGAAAATATTCTAGTGAACACCGTAAAAATTTGAGTATATCAAAATCTACCGATTTTCATAGAGACCTGGCTAGAAAAAACGGATCTATGTTCAAAGGCTATATTCATTCAGAAGAAACCCGGCGGAAACGGAGTGAATCTATGAAAGCATGGCACGCCCAGAGAAAACTACTAAATAGTCAGTAGATGAAATAGGAAAGATGTTGCCATGATTCAGTTGTTCGGCTATCAAATTGGCCGTGTAGAAAAAGAAGACAAAAAGCGAGAGAACATTCAATCGTTCACCGCTCCGGCTAACCACGACGCGGCTATGACGGTTGCGGAAAATGGCGTCTTCGGTACATATTTGGATATGGACGCGACTTCAAAAAACGAAGCGCAACTTATCACAAAATACAGAGAACTTGCTTTATCACCTGAGGGTGAAAGAGCCATTGATGATATCGTAAACGAAGCGATCATAATGGAGAACTACAAGTCTCCTGTTGAAATCAAGTTAGACAAACTGGAACAGCCAGAGGCTATCAAAAAGAAAATCACCGAAGAATTTGAACAGATTCTCAAGTTGATGGATTTCAACAACAAGGCTTATGATATTTTCAAACGCTGGTACGTAGACGGTCGTTTGTATTACCACAAGATGATTGACGTAAAGAAGCCAAGGCAGGGCATTCTGGAATTGCGCTATATCGACCCTCGTAAAATCAAGAAGGTTCGTAAGCAGATTGCACCGAAGGACACTAACAGACCTGTTGTTTCTATTGCACCGTCATATAAAGAATTCTACCTATACAACGAACGTGGCATCGCCAGTAACATGAACGAGGGTATTCGTATCGCTAAAGATTCGATTACCTATGTTCACTCCGGTATTATCAACGAACGAAACACCATCATCCTTTCGCATTTGAATAAGGCTCTAAAGATTTGGAACCAGATGCGTTGGATGGAAGACTCATTGGTCATTTACCGTATCTCTCGCGCACCCGAACGTCGCATTTTCTACATTGACGTTGGTAACCTGCCGAAGATGAAGGCGGAACAATATCTCAAAGATATGATGGTCAAGCATAAGAACAAACTGGTCTATGACGCCTCGACTGGTGAAATCAAAGACGACCGTAAATTCCAGACTATGATGGAAGATTTCTGGTTGCCTCGTCGTGAAGGTGGCAAAGGAACAGAGATTTCTACACTACCCGGTGGTGAGAACTTGGGTCAAATTGAGGATGTTGAATTCTTCAAAAACAAATTTTACAAGGCCTTGAACGTACCTATCTCTCGTATGGAAGCAGACGGCGCATTTAATCTTGGTCGTGCAAGTGAAATTACCCGTGACGAATTGAAATTCTCAAAGTTTATCAACAGATTGCGTATGCAGTTTGCCGAAATGTTTGACGATTTTCTTGAAACCCAACTAATTCTCAAGGGTATCACAGACAAAGCAACATGGAATATCATCAAAGAGGATATCTTTTATGACTTCCGTGAAGATAACCACTTTGCTGAATCAAAGAACCAGGAAATCTTGCGCGAACGCATGACCATCTTGAATGATGTTGACGCCTATGTTGGTCGTTACTATTCTCTTGAGTGGGTCAAAAAGAATATTCTTCGCCAGACTGATGAAGAAATCGAAGAATTGGCTAAGGCTATGAAAGAGGATGAAGCGGAAGGAGTAGATCCAGAAGAAACTGGTGACACAAACTTCGGTGCTTTCTCTGGACGACCAGACGCGGCTACACGCGAAGAACCTATAGAGCAACTTCCAGACGAGGAAGACCGTCAGTTACCTGGCGCACCGGAGCCAGAGCCAAAGAAGTGAGCCGCCACAACTTTCCTAGATAGAATATGGATTAATACGTGTTCTGGTGACGGTATAAATATTGATGATTGCTTAGGTTTGAGAGCATTAGACATTTCTATTGAAGGCGTTGTAAACGGTTTCAAAACAACAGCAACCTCATTGGGTACCGGTGGTGAAACTGACTTACAAAGAATTATAATTATGAACGCAACAACGGGTATCAATATCGGAACAAACGTCGAACACACAAAAGTTTATTTGTCGTGTCTTGTTGGACCTGATGTTACCACAAGGTTGACAGACAACGGCACAAATACCTTTGTCGAAACTGGCGCAAGGCTTCTGTTGATACAAGAGCAATTGCCGACGCTGTATGGGATGAAGCAGTCGCAGATCACACGACAGCCGGAACCTTCGGGGAACGTGTTGGCAAACTACTGACCAAAATTCAATCGCTTTACTACAACTAAATAGCACAGTATAGAGCGCACAATTATTATAAATAGTGATAGGAGAACAAATAATGACCGAATACACAACAACAGATATCGTAAGGCATTCACTAGCGGGTGAAGCAGGCAAAGTAAAAGAAGCCGTGACCGCAGTAATGGGCGATAAAGTTGCAGACGCTCTGAACGTCAAGCGGGCTTCTATAGCCGCGACGTGGCTTCAATCCCAAACAGACGAGGAACCTGATGAGTAAATCATTTAGACAAATGCGCCGAGACCTTCAAGAGGTACCCGAGGCAAACCCACAGGAAATGGAGCCTGAAAATCCAGAAGTCAAAGCCGCTAATTCGCTCAAAAAGGGCAAGAAGCTGGCTGATATGACTAAGCACCCAACTGCGGGTGACGAGGTTTTCAAAGGCAAAGCAACAGGCGCTCGGTCTTCTGTTCATGCTGAAGAAACTGAATTGGGTGAAGCTAAGAAATATGAATTCAATGCAGATCAAGAAAACTTTGATTTTGACCCAGAAGAAATGTTGAAGGCAGCAAAAGCCAAAGGTCTAAATGCTAAATTTACCTATCGCATGGGTCGGTCCAAAGGACCAGATGGTGTTACTATCAAAGATGATCCCGCAAAGGTCAAAAAGTTCATTAGTGGTTATGACGCGAAGGCTGCTAAAGGTATCGACTATTATAATCTGATTGAAAACGAAGAAACTGAATTGGCTGAAGGCGCACTACAACTAAAAGCGATTCCTTATTTCGCCGCTGCTCAAGGTAAGATGCTCAACAAATCTGACCAAGCCAAGGCTTATATGGAAATCGGTAAACAAATGAAGGCGTTTGCCAAGAAGCATATCAAAGACAAAGAAGAAACAAATTACTGGAATTCGATCATCCATATCTTTAGTCGTGGTTCCAGACCATTTGAAGACGATTTCATGTTCGGTTCCTTTGCGCCTGATAACGCAGACCAAATCAAAAAGCGTGTGGTACAAGTCATTTCTAAACTGACAGGTAACCCTAAGTTTTGGAAGGCTGTTGCAAGCATCAAAGAGGAAGTTGAACTTGATGAAATCAAAGCTAATCGCCCAAGAGCCGGTGGTAGTAAAGCGATTGAAAACAGCATCAAGCGCCATATTGAAATGACAAAGGAATTTGTTAAAAAAGGTATGAGCCAAGAGGCCGCTTCTAAAAAAGCGTTTGATATTATCACTTCTGGTGTTAAAGAAGAAGTTGAACTTGATGAAGTTTCCGACGCTGGTAAAGCCGTTCTGGCTGCTAAAGGTGCCAAGAGAGGCATCCGTGATGTTCATAAAGCGGCTGACGGTGTTGAAAAATCTGTAGATGATGCAGAAGACGCAGCCAAGAAAGCATTGAAAGCCAAGAACAAAGAAACTCGTAAAGAGGGTCTCGAATCTTTCGGTAGTTTTATTGACGAAGCCCTTTCTAAAAAAAACGCTGATAAGCAGAGCGCCGGAATGATGAAGGTTCTCAAAAAATCGTCCTTAGAATTTGCACAAAGAGAAGTCAAACGCTTGAGGGGCAAGGGTAAAAGTGATGAAGCCATTATGAAAACCCTACAAAAAGATGGACATAACGAAGACGCAATTCTGAAAGCAGTGGGGTAAATCATGCCTAATCAAACCGATAAATTCAATAATTTCTATACGGACCTAGATAGTCCTGCGGCGCATTCCTATGCTATAACATCAAGTAACACAGCAAACACCACACATACGACCCGTTCGGTTTATGTTGGTGAGACTGGTACTCTTGTTGTTGAACTTGCAGGTATGGCTTCAGGAAACACCGTTACATTTACCGCTATTCCAGCTGGTACTGTTCTGCCTTTGCGCGTCCGTAAAGTGTGGACTAACTCAACAGCCAACAGCGTAATCGGAATGTACTAAACCATGAAATTGGGTGCTGGCATATCTCTTACTAATATGGCTATCGTGAATCCTGCTTCCAGGTTCTCTGGTGGTGGAGGTGCGCCTGCTACTGATCCTTATTGGGATAATGTTGTACTATATTCTAAATTCAATGGTACAGACGCTTCAACCACGTTTGTTGATGAAACAGGCTTAAAAACATTAGCTGCCGTTGGCACCGCAGAACTTGATACAGCCGAAAAAGTATTCGGTACAGCGTCCCTTATCTTACCAGGCACTCACGATCATTATGTTTCTATAAATGCTGGAACTGAAATGACATTTGGAACTGGTGATTTAACTGTTGAAATGAGAGTTAAACTGAATGCCTTTGGTACAGCAGGCATCAACCTGCTAGACTTTAGATCAACTAACAGCGCAGCACCATGGGCAATTGATATTTTTGGTCCGGCGGCTGCGGAAGCATACAGAAATGAAATTCACTTCTATAACGGTACAGAATATGGTTCAACAGGCGCTGGTTTAACAACTGGTGTATGGTATGCTATTGCTTGGACTAGAACAGGTGGTACATCATATCTGTTTGTAGATGGTGTTGAAGTAGGTTCGTTTGCTGATAGTAATAACTACACAAACGGTAACCACACAACACGCATTGGTGATAACTGGGATTCAATAGTAGGTCCAGATGGCCCACTTTCTGGTTGGATGGATGAATTGAGAATAACAAAAGGTGTGGCTCGTTATACAGGCAACTACACAATCGCAACAGAAGAATTCCCAACTAGCGGTCCCGCATAAAGGAAAAACAATGAAACTAATTACAGAAATGTCTGAAGACGTTAAACCGTTTGAGGAATTGAACGAAGCGACTGGTGAGAAAACTCTATATATCAATGGAGTGTTTATGCAGTCTGAAGTCGCTAACCGTAATGGTCGTAAATATCCAAGCGCGATCCTGGAACGTGAAGTTGCCCGTTATGTGACTGAAAATGTCGATAAGGGTAGAGCATGGGGCGAACTTGGTCATCCTACAGGACCGACCATCAACCTCGACCGTGCGTCACACCGCATTACGTCGCTTGTCAAAGAAGGTAATAACTTCATTGGTAAAGCAAAAATTTCAAGCACCCCAATGGGTGATATTGTCAAGGGTCTTATCAAAGACGGTGGCAATCTTGGTGTATCCAGCCGTGGCATGGGTTCACTAAAACAAGTCCAGGGCGTCAACGAAGTACAAGGTGATTTTCATCTGGCTACTCCGGCTGACATTGTGGCAGACCCTTCAGCACCCGATGCTTACGTTGACGGTATTATGGAAGGTAGAGAATGGGTATGGGCAAACGGTATCATCAAAGAAGTTGATATTGCCCGTCACCAACAAGTGATTCAAAAGGCGTCTAGGAGAGAACTTGAGGAAAGCAAACTTGCTGTTTTTCAGGATTTTCTTTCAAGACTCTAATTTTATAAATACTGTTGAAGTAATACATTAAGGAGACTGTAACAATGTCTATCAAAGATGAACAATTGGACGAATTCAAGGCTGACCATTCTGGCACGCCTGTTGTGAAGGGCTCCGAAATTAGCGATTCTGACAAAAGTAAGAACGCTGAAGATCCAAAAGCTGACGGCAAGAAGAAAAAAGGCGCCCAAAGCCAAGAAACCATTTCTGCTAAAGAAGCGTTGAAAAACGAAGAAGTCGAAGAAGAATTGACTAAAGCGGATATGATTAATGCTGTTATTGACAGCATGAAAGACAAATCCACCCTCGAACTTGAATCAATGTTCGATGGCGTCATGGGTTCTCTCGTTGAAGCCGACGATGAAGATGATGACGACGATGAAGACGACGACGATAAAAAGTCCGAGAAAAAAGAAAACCCTTTCAAAAAAGTAACCAAAGAAGATGTTGACCTTGCAGCCGACGTTGCTGCAATGTTCGGTGATGAAGACCTTTCCGAGGAATTCAAAGCCACTGCAACTACTATCTTTGAAGCCGCTGTTGTTGCTAAGGCTAACGAAGTTGCCCAGCAAATTGCAGAAGCGGCTGAAGCAGAACTTACTGAAACCAGTGATGCTCTTGTGGCGGAAATGGCTCAAAAAGTTGATACATATCTTGAATATGTTTGCGAAGAATGGGTATCAGAAAACGAACTAGCTATCGATTCTGGTATTCGTAACGAACTAGCCGAATCTTTCATTACTGGCCTACACGGCTTGTTGGAAGACCATTTCATTGACGTACCCGAAGAAAAGGTTGACGTTGTTGAGGAATTGGCCCTTCGTAACCAAGATCTAGAAGCGCAATTAGATGAAGCATTGAATGCTTCTATCGACCTTCGTCAGGAAAAAGACACTCTGACAATGGCTGAAATTGTTGCGGAAGTGACTGAAGGTCTCGTTGACACTCAGGCAGAAAAATTGAAAGCACTCGCCGAAGGCGTTGATTTCGATAGTGAAGATGATTATCGTGACAAAGTTGTTACTCTGAAGGAAAGTTATTTCCCAACAGATGGCAAAGTTGTCGTTCTAAGTGAAGAAGTATCTGACGAAGCTATTGACGACGGTAGCGAATCAGAAGCCCGAAAAGCGGACCCAGCGATGAGCCCGTATATGGACGCCATTTCTCGCACTACAAAACGCTAAATTTATAAATAAGAGTACAATACATCCAAAGGAGAACAACAATGTTGCTCAATCACGAACTACAAGAGAAGTGGCAGCCAGTAATAGAACACCCCGATCTACCTAAGATCGAGGATGCTCACAAACGCTCGGTTATCGCAACTCTGCTAGAGAACCAAGAAACGGATGCCCGTACCAATGCCGCTGGCAATGGTGGCTACCGTGGACCACAATCTCTATTGGAAGCTGCACCAACGAACAACATGGGTGCTTCTTCTTCTACTGCTGGCGACGGCGCTATCGACATTTTCGATCCAGTGTTGATTTCACTACTTCGCCGTGCTGCACCGAACCTAATGGCTTTTGATATGATGGGCGTTCAGCCTATGACTGGTCCAACCGGACTTATCTTTGCTATGCGTTCACGCTACACCAACCAAACTGGTACTGAAGCACTTCATAACGAAGCAAACACAACATTCTCAGCCGCTGCTGCTGGTAATGCTGCGATGGCTCTTGTTGCTAACAACCAACTTGGTTCTTCACCTGTTGCGACACCTGTCGACGGTGACACTTACACAGCCGCTACCGCTATGTCAACAGCACTTGCTGAAAGACTTGGCGAAGCAACAACACATGACTTCCCTGAAATGGCTTTCTCAATCGAGAAAATCACCGTGACAGCCCTTAGTCGTGCGCTTAAAGCTGAATACACCATGGAATTGGCTCAAGACTTGAAAGCCGTTCATGGTTTGGATGCTGAAACAGAATTGTCTAACATTCTGTCAACAGAAATCCTGGCTGAAATCAACCGCGAAATGGTTCGTAAGATCAATATCTCTGCTACAATCGGCGCCCAAGAAAACGTCGCTTCTGCTGGTACATTCGATCTTGACCAAGACGCAAACGGACGTTGGTCTGTTGAAAAGTTCAAGGGCTTGATGTTCCAATTGGAGCGCGAAGCCAACGCAATTGCCAAGGCTACTCGTCGTGGTAAAGGTAACATGCTTGTTTGTTCAAGTGACGTTGCCTCTGCATTGAACATGGCTGGTGTTCTTGATACATCATCTGCTTTGAACAACAGCATCACCTCTGACGACACAGGCAACACCTTCGTTGGTAACCTGAACGGTCAGTTCAAGGTTTATATCGACCCTTACTTTGCAGCCACATCTGGTATCCAGTATGCTACTGTTGGTTATAAAGGTTCAAGTCCTTTTGATGCCGGTATGTTCTATTGCCCATACGTGCCACTACAAATGGTTCGCGCTATTGGCGAGAATACGTTCCAGCCCAAAATCGGATTCAAGACCAGGTATGGCCTTGTTGCTAACCCATATGCGACTTCGGCAGCCGATGGTGTTGTATCGTTCGCTAATAAGAACTCTTATTACAGAATTATTGCGGTCGACAATCTCATGTGAGTTTGTTTTACCAAAAGAAATCAAGGCGTTCCTTCGGGAGCGCCTTTTTTTTGTCTAAATGTTTCAGATGGTAACAATTTGTGAACTCGTTGTGTTCAACTTGATGTATAAATAAAAGTATGAAACACAAACATCATATAATACCGAGACACTCAGGTGGCACCGATGATCCACCGAATCTCATTCTCCTAACCATACCAGAACATGCCGAAGCGCATAGAAAACTCTATGAAGAATATGGTAACGAATATGACCGTATTGCTTGGAAATGTTTATCTGGTCAAATCACAAATGCAGAAGCGCACCGTGCCGCACATAAAGAGCGCATGACTGGTAGCATACCCTGGAATAAGGGGAAGACCGGAATCTGGACCGAGGAGCAACTTGAAAATAACAGGGAAAAGCACCGGGGCAAACCAGTATCACAAGAAACCCGGGACAAGATTGCTGATAAACATAGAGGCAAGAAACACAGCCAAGAGAGAAAAGACGCTATTGGCGCAGGAAATTCTAAACAATTCTTGGTATCAGAACCTGGTGGAGAACCCTACGTCATTGTCAACCTAAGGGAGTGGTCAGGGGCGCGTGGTGTAGACCAGGGAAATCTCATAAAATATGGAAAAAGCAAAGGATTCACAGCAAAAAAGGTATAAAAACACTTGACATTTGGTCAGAAATGGTGCATGATCAAATAGTAAGATCAAGAACCAAGAGAGAAAGGGAGATTGAAAATGACATTGACTGATTTAGAAAAAGCAGAAGCCGAATATGAATTGCGACTCGCATTGGCAATCAAATATGATTTCGCCAGCGACTATGATAAGGCGCAATTTTTCAAACACGCTTTGAAACATCTTGAAATGTGGGATCTGGAAGAAATTGCCCGCGAACTAACGGATATTGAATTATGAAAATCACGTATGATATGGTTTGGAAATCATCCGGTATTGAAGAATATTGCGTTGACGCCTCTGACCTCGGGCTAGCCCCTGGCGCATGGCCTATGGCAATGAATACCAGCATGGGTAACGAATTGCCTTTTGTGTTGGATTATCAAAACGACGCTGGTCATTTCGTTTACAAACAAGCCGGGGGCTGTGTCAGCCTGCTGGTCTTTAACGATTGAGGATACCATGACAAAACTAGAAAACTCGCCGCCGAAGAAGCCGTCGAATATACCGATACAGCGCGCCAATGGCGCGACTGGCATGGCGGATATGGTTCGGTAAATCCCGTTCCCGCTATCGCGGAATTTCTTGCCAATCAAGATGGCAAGACCCTGTACTCATATATGGTTGGTGTTGAAAAATGAAAACATTTCCAAACATTTACAAACGCACCTCTGCTGGTAAAATTCAACAGTGGCGAATCGAAGTTGAAGGCAGTGCCTATCGTACCGTAAGCGGTCAGACTGATGGCAAAAAGCAAACGTCAAAATGGACCGCGTGTTTCGGTAAGAATCCCGGCAAAGCAAATGAGACTACCGACGAGGAGCAAGCCTTAAAACAGGCTCAATCCGCTTATGACAAAAAGTTGGAAAACCATTACCACCGAAGTATTGAGGATTGCGACAAGGCCAAGTTCGTGAAAGCTATGCTGGCTGCGACTTACGGACCGTCTACCACGGTTGATTTTGACGATCTGTATAGCCAACCGAAATTAGATGGTATGCGCTGTATCGTCAATAAAGATGGCATGTGGAGCCGCGGTGGAAAACCTATCAATTCTGCGCCTCATATCTTTGAAGCCTTACATGATGAATTCCAACGTGACCCCACAATGGTCTTCGATGGCGAACTTTATGCAAGCCATTTGCGGGACGACTTTGAAAAATTGATTTCACTGGCTAAAAAAGCCAAGCCTAATGCCGAACAACTGGCTGAAAGCAAAGCGAATCTCCAATATTGGGTTTATGACATTATCGACTTGAATACGGATTTTGAAACCCGTTTCGATATTTTGACATATCTAATGGAGGATGTGCCGTCTGTTGTGGTTACACCCACAGACAAGGTGGAAAACCAAGAGCAAATGGACCAGTTGTACCAGGGTTACCTTGAGGCTGGCCAAGAAGGTCAAATGCTTCGCATTGGTTCGTCGCTCTATGAAGGCAAGCGAACCAAGAGCCTGTTGAAACGGAAAGAGTTTCAAGATGAGGAATATGAGGTTGTCGCTGTTGTTGAGGGCCAAGGAAACTGGACTGGTTACGGTAAGGCTGTGACCTGTAAGTTGGCTAACGGCGAGACATTCAATGCCGGGATCAAAGGCGACCGTGAGTTTTGCAAGCAATTGCTGGTCAATGCTGACAAGCATGTTGGTTCAGACGCAACGATTCGTTTTCAAAACCTGTCGTCAACTGGTGTTCCACGGTTCCCTGTAATGTACCACATGTGGGACGGCAAACGCGATGTTTGAGGCTCTGGTTCAAATTTTCGGTTTCTTGTTTCTTTGTTGGATGATGATTGGCTACCCGTTATATACCTCCATTAAAGAACATTTAGAGAGAACTTCCGATAAGCGAAAGTAACGTCGGCCTGGAGGTACTGGATATCAGTTTCTTCAACATTGAATTCAAGTGAAGACAGGCTGATTGGAAACATATCGACAAAGGTAACCTCGACATTGGGGTTACGGTGTGAGGTCATGAGAGTTAGAGTGGCATCCGATGCGGTGCCCTCGCCGCGTAAATTAGCCTCGTTGATTTTTTCACCTGGGGCTTTGTGAATGGACTGTAAGAAATCGTCGGGGAAGCCAAGACCAATCATCCAATTATAGATTTCAAGATAGTTGGTCAGATCTTCATCGACCATGAAACGTAAGTTGAAAGGCGCGAAAGTAAGTTTATCACCCTGTAAAGGAATCCTAACAAACATGTTTTCATGTTGTGGTTCACCCAGAGTGATATCAGGTATTGTTGCAGACTTGGCAAAATAGTTTACCCCAGGTAACCGCTTCATTTGGAACCGGAAATTGAGTGGTGTAATACCATTGATGTTGTCTGGTTGATTGTCGTATGCGCTCATATCTGAAAACCTTTCTGTCTTCTATTTATAAATACCGTGAGGATAACATGATGAATCAAGTGATAACCGACGTTATTAAAATGCTGAACGGCAAACGTGTTGGCTCTTTACGCCCGCGTATACGCTACGGTACCTTCAAACTCTGCGATCCTAAAAATGATAGAGAAACTTAGAAAAAATGCTTATATGGCAAAAGATACCCGGCGTGAAGGCTTGGCACATTTCCAAAGTCCAACCACCACAGGGCTTTTTACAGCGGATTCTTTATCGTTTAGCGTTGCGGATTCTAGGTGTTGATTACACTCAACCACTAAAGACGGCAAGCCCAAGAGTACAAGAAGAAATTGCTATGGTTACCCTTGCGGAGCCAGCCAGATTTACGAATAGTGGCCGGACGCAGCCATGGATGCGAAATAAAATGATGAATATTATGAGGAAACCAAAATGAACGATTTAATTGAACGACTTGAAGTTGGCCCCGGTAGCTGTGAGTTATCAGATGAATTTCTGTTGGCTATGGGGTTGGAACAACAAGCCTACCGACTGGATGCCGCTACCAGAGCCGCCGTCCGATTTGGAGACAGGAGAAAGTGATGCCTGAAATTACCCGTGAAACTGTCTATAACATGCCTTTGAGTGATTTGATCTCATACGTTGAAGACATTGCCGAACTGACCAATACCCCGGAATTGCTAGGGATTACAGATCGGCTGGAGGCAATCAGCGGCGATTTAACGTTAAGCACACCCCCGGAAAATACAGACATTGGCTATATGTGCCAGACCGATTTTCAGCATGAACTGTATAACGCCAGAGGCGGTGTGACGGTCTATCCATCCCCTGAGAACGCTAAACAGTGCCGGGAGTGTATCGAAGATTGCGGGATGGTTTCTGTAAAAGTTGAACTTGTCGAAGTGATCGACAAGGGCACGATATAACGAGGATTTTTGAAATGGCAACGATCACACCAAAGACTGAAATAAAAACCTACAGCGTTGAACTGACGGCAATCGAGCTTCAAGCAGTCCATGAGGCACTTGGCGCAATCTCACCTGCAAACTATTCCAGCCACGATGTCAGACGTGCTGGAGCATGCTTGTATGCCGAAATCACAGACACACTTGATGCCGAAAGGATAGGTCATGTATCACATTGAAGAACGGAAGCCAGTCAAGTGCGGCTCACTGGATATTATCAAGCCGGTAAATCAGGACGCCATTCTATTGCAGTGCGTCAACTGTGGGCATGAGAAACGCAGACCAGAACCAAAGCCAGATCATCTCGGCTACAGTTTCGGCACTCATGCCGATAACCCATTCGACACTTTCTAAAACGAGCGAGGCGTAAACATGGCAAACGTACCCGAGACACAAACCAGAGTGGCACAGCTTGAGCGCAAGGTTGAGCTTATGGAAGAACGCTTGAAGATGCTTGAGCCGGATAAAAAGCCACAGTTAGACAAAGAGGCGCTGGAGATTGTGCTGGATGCTGCTCAGATATCCTTAGGCTATACCTATGACACTGGCGGCATGATCAAGACCGCCATTGCAAAACTGAGAGGGAATGAACAATGAACCTTACAGCATTACAAGAGTCATGGGATGCCGATTGCGCCATTGACAAATACGATCTTGATACTGAAGCGGCTAACATACCGTCGCTTCATAATAAGTACCTGAAAATTTGGAATGAAGAACGCCTTCGGTGGGTCAAATTAGATGCCGACAACAAACGCCTCGAATCCAACAAGCGCCGTTTCTATC